GTGTTACCGCTCAATAGAGATGCTGAAATATATTTTCCAGCAAATTCACCAGCGTAAGTACTTGTAATTGTTAATGCCATTTTTATTTATTTAGTTTGTTAAAAATTCTATTCATTGTGTTGTTCTTATTTTTTTGTGAAAAAAGGTTAAGTTCCTTTTTGTTTGTTGCGTTTTCTGGTGTGTGAGTAATTGCCTCAACTTCTTCAGATAATTCAACAGCTACTTCTTCAACTTCTTTTACTTCTACATTAGAAAGTTTTAGTTCGTTGATTTCATTTCTTAATTTTTCAATTTCAGAAAAGAATTGCTCTTCAGTAATAGATTTAACTATTTTTTTAGGAGATGCAGTTTCAGTTGATAATTCTTCTTCTTCTACAACCTCTTCTTCAGCTACTTCTTCTTCAACTGGTGCTTCTTCTTCTTCTTTTGCTTCAGCATCTTTGATTTCAGAAATAACTCCTTCTTCTTCAATAACGATTACCATTCCATCAGCACTGGTGCTTCTTCTTCTTCTTTTGCTTCAGCATCTTTGATTTCAGAAATAACTCCTTCTTCTTCAATAACGATTACCATTCCATCAGCAGTTTGATATTCTCCAACTGGTACTGCAACTCTTTCTTCGTCTGCAACAACGAATACTTCTGCACCAGCTTCAAATACTTCTGCTTCTAAAACAGCACCATTATCTAAAGTCATTTGTTCTAACTTTACTTCGATACCGAGCAAAGTTCTAACTTTGTTTAATGTTTGATTTGTGTTCATAATTATATAATAAAATTTAGTTAATATTTTGTATTTTGGTTTTTATAATTCTTTTTTAGTTATCCAGTAGTTGGTCTTTTATAATCGTCTAATGCTTTTACAAGTTCTTTACCAGTTTGCATAAGTTTTTTTAATTCTTTTATTTCTGATACATTTGAAGAATCAACACCAAGTTCTTTTGCCGCTTTTTCAAAGTCAGATATTCGTGCTGGTGCTTCATTATTTACCCAAGTATAAATAGCATTTCTTTCTTGATTTAAACTTTGCCAAGATTTGTAAGCTTCTGATATTTTATTTTCAAATTTATCCGCTACTTTAGTTGCACTCTTTTCTATATCTTTTAAATTAGAAATAGCATCTTTAATTTGTTTTATAGAACCCAACTCAACTTTTTGTGTTGCCAATTCTGTTTTTTCTTCTTTAAATAATTTTTTAAATACTTCGTTTTGTGTTTTCATTATATATATAAATTAATTTAGTTTTCTTCTTCAATTGCGTTTATCCTTCCAATACCTTGCTTCCAATATTCTGGAGCATTGCAATCTTTACTTTGATTTTGTTTACACTCAATCGAATAAGTATTCTTGCATTTACAATAAACCGCTCTGCTCATTATGACAATAGTTTTTTTAATTCGTCAATTACTCTTTGTTCTTCAGATAGATTTTCTTCTTTCTTTTCTTTTGGTCGCTCTAACTTGTCTGCAAAATAACCTTCAATACTGAAACCTTTTACTTTACCAGTTTTTACATAGTCATTCCAGATTTCATCATTATCAACTTTAACAGAACCCATCCAAGTTCCAACTGGTACATCCAAACCATACAAAGCAGTTTTATCTTTTGCCTTATCTTCAACAATCCAACTTTCAACAAGTGTTAAATCTTTTAATTGTGCATCGTGTTCTAATGTAGAATTAGATTGGTTACCATTCTGTAAATACATTTGAGATGCTTTTAAGACAGTATCTTCTGAAAAGAATATGTAATACTCTTCTTCTCCGTTTCGTCTGTATATTGGCTTCTTTGGGATTAATAAAGCACCCATTAATAAACGCTTTTCTTTACTTATTTCTGCAAGTTTAATTTCTTGGTTGTTAAGTGCTATAAAATCAGATTCAATTGCTGGGTTTTCAACTACTGAAATAGCTTCAACTCCAATCGCTTCATCGTCATCTAAAATAAGTTCTATCATTTTCATAATTATATAATGTTTTATTTGTTATTTTTTGTATTTTTAAATTGATGCACCATCAACAATATTTCTATCCATTGATTGAGCAGTTGTAACATCGTTTGAAACAACATACGCCCTTGTCGGTTGTTGTGATTGTCCTCCAATTGCATCAGCTAATTGATTTGTACCACTTGCACCAACTACATTAAATGCTGGGGGAGCAGATGGTATTGATGGTGTAGATATGCTTGGTACTGATGCTCCAGCACCTCCAGCTTGTGCCTTTGTTTTTGATACTGCTTTTTTAACTGACCTTACAATACCAACTCCTTGAGCAATAGCACTTGCTATTGTAATAATGTTTTGAGGAAAACCAATTTTAGAACTTTCTGCAACGTTTTGTGCAGTTGCAACACCAGCAGAACCAACTGCTTCAATACCCTTAAATGTAATTCTTTTTAAATCCATTATTGTTTCTTGCAAAGCTAAACCTTGCTTTACAATAAGTAATGCTTTTCCAACACCAGATTCAGCATCTGCAAATTGTGATATCGCATCAACAACCATTGCTTTATCTTTTATCTTTTGTTTAGATAATTCTCTTTCTGCATTTGCTATTTCAATGTCCCTTGTTAGATTTGTTTGTCTTGATTGTTCTGTAAATTCATCAAGTGCTATTTGAGCATCTATTTTTGCTTGTGTCCCAATATTAGCATTGTCAACGATTGCTTGTAATCTTAAAGATTCTTGTTCTTTTTCTAATTCATCAATTTCTTTTAACGCTTCTAATTTTGCAAGTTCATCTTGTATTAATTCCGCATTAAATCTTTTTCTTTCAATACTTAAATTAGATTCTGATTCTGCTTTTGAATTTGTTAATTCTATTTGTTCCCTATCTAATGCTAAATCATTTGCCTTTTGTTCTGAACGAATACCCTCAATTTGTGCTTCAACACCAGCAAGTTCTTTTAATGCTTCTATTTGTGCAACTTTAAATTCTACATTTTCAGCATCCTTTTTAAGATTTGCATTTGCTATTGCTAACTGTTGTTTTGCTTGTGAAAGCATTGCTTGTTCAGCATTGTTTATATTTACTAATAATTCATCATTTGCCTTTTTTCTGTCTGCTATACTGTTTCTTTCTTCATCTCTTACTTGTCTTAACTTCTCTGCTTGTCTATCAAATTTTTCAAATAATAAACCTTGCGTTGCAGCAGCTAATTCAGCAGATTTTTGTAATTCTACATTTGCTTTTGCAGTATCAATAGCAGCAGATACACTTATTTTGCTTAATTCCTTAACTGCAATTACTCCTACATTACCAACTTCAGTTACTGCTTCTCCAAAATTATTTACAACTGATTTACCAGCTTCTACAACTCCATCAGCAACTTCAGATAAGTTTTCTTTTGTAACTTTAATTTCAGCATTTAATCTTTTAATTGTTTCTGGGTCTTTATCCCCAAAGAATGATTCTTCCCAAGCTAATTGTGCTGATTGTAAAGCTAATTTAATACCTTGAAATGTTGCTTTAAAAGGTGCTAAAGTAATTGTTAAAAGACCATCTAAAACTTTGCCAAGTGCATCAAAATTTTCTCTTGCTGAAGATACTGCATTATAAATATTTGTAAATGCATTTATTACTTGACCAACAACAATAGACGTTGCTTCAAAAGCAGTATTAAATAAATCAACTGCTTTTTGATTTTGAGAAAACAATTCCTTTATAGATTCAAAAGCAAGAATAAGTAAACCAAGTCCAGCAGCTTTTATTGATGTACCTATTTTAGTTATACCACCAGCAACAGATTTAGTTGCACCCTCAACTCCTTTTAATGCTTTTGCAGTATCTTTATTTGAATCAACAACTTCTTTGTTTAAATTCTCAACACTCTTTGCAACATTATCAATTCCCTTTAATGCTTTGTCTGTTTTTGCTTCTAACTCTACAATTATTTTCTCCATCTCAATTCTTGTTTTTGTCTTTTATATAACTCTTTAAAACTATCTGGAAACTTATTCTTTCCTTTTGCTAATTGTACAACCTCTGCTTTACAATCCGTTTCTTTTAATAAATCTAATATTTCTTTTATCATAAGTCATTAAGTAATTCTAATTCAGATTTACCACTTTCTAAATTGGTTGTTATTGTATTTATCTTGTAGCTACTTCCATTAATCTCAAATCTATCTGCTAATGAATAGTTAAGCAATATCCTCAAAGGCAAATATGCAGTTACTTTTGTAATTCTATTCTTTGGATTAAATACACTTATAATGTAGTTACTATAATACGCTTGAAATAATGTGTTTGTAAATCCGTTATCTGATGGGTCGTTTAATGCTCCATATTCGTTGTTCTCTGCATAGAAATTTATATTA